AGCGCTGCGTGGCGTGGTAGCCAAGGGCGCCGACGGTGATCACGGCAAGGATGAGCAGGCCGATGACGGCGGCGATCACGTACTTGATGCTGAAGTTTTTCATGATGGATGGGAAGTGGGGCGCGAACGACGTCGCTGAGGGGGCCGATTATCCACGCACTTTGGCAAAATTTCACAAGAGAAACATGGCTTTCCGTCTAACAATATTAGCAGTTATTCTCTTAGCAATGGCTTATATCTTAAGCAACAGAATTTAGTAATCGATCACAGACCTAAAGGGAAGCCTTTGGCAACATTCTTTTCCTTCAACGCTGGCGGAATATTTTCCGCGTTAGGCGTTGATAATTGGGATTATTACTCCAAATTTAATTGAATTACCTTATATGCAGTGTGAGCGCTTTCTGTTACGAACTTATACTTGCATTGAACGAGTATAACTAACGACGTTATTATTTTGAAACATCGATTAAATATCCATAGTGCAGTTGGCTCGAGATTTCTAAACAGCCACTTCGCTAATCTTTCAGCTTGGCAAGATATTTACGATTTTACCTATGTAGTTCAACAGACTTATCCGCGCTGAGGCGTGGAACGGCCGACTGTGCTAATTAACATTGCTTAGTCATCGCCTTTGCATGCGTTTTCACACTACTTCCGATAGCCATAGTGTTGAAATATCTAAGATGGAAATAAGGAAGATATATTTCATCAAGCCCGACGACCGGTATTAGACTCCTTGATGCAACGCATACTGATTCCTATCGCCATTTTCAAGGAGCTGATTTATATATTTCCGGATAAAAACCTAAAAATTTTACGGCTGCGTAGCCTATGGAATATTTCTAATCCATTATTTTCGCAACCCTTGCCATGACAAATCGCACTTGATAAACTTACGCTTCAAATTACTCTTATCAACAAGCACGTTGAAAATTATCGCTTTCTAGCTAGTCTCGATAAAACCAAATTTATATAATTTCAAAAATTATATAATAGGTATATTAATCTAGACAGAGAAATAAACGGTGTGAATTTTTGCAAAAACTATCCTAGATGCAAAATTTCACCAAATTTTCATTTCTGATGAGGAACAGTCAGCCCGCAGTTTATTTTGACGTTGAAGTTTTGCATTCCAGCTTCTCGATTAGATCATGCAGAACTGGACTAACTAACAGTGCTTCTTTTCGATTGCCAGTATTGGACTTGTACGCAGTCATCGAATTTCGCTTGGAAAATTCAACAATACCCCAGCCCTCAAAAAGTTGGTACAGTTCTAAATTTGCAGCACACGTTACTAAGATTTTTCGATTTCTCATTTGACTTTGTCTTAAAATCTGAGCTAACGCAACTTGGTCATTCCAGCCGAACCTGGACGAATGATATCTATCAAAATGTTGGGCGACAGTTTTTGTTACGTAAGGAGCATCGATGAAAAGCAAATCATCCTCACGACTTTTTTCAATAGTTATCTTGTAGTCCCCATGTATAACTTCAGCTCCCTGAAGCTTTTTTGAAGCTGCTAGAATTCTACCTTCGCAAAAAAAGATCCTCCCATTATCGCCAAAAGGAACGTTAAATTTCCCGCCGCGATTTTCTCTATATAGTCCACCCCAAGATGTGTTTGTCAAATAAATCATCCGCGCGGCTGCATGTATAGAATTAGAAGGCACAAAATTCTTCACGTTATTATAGTCTTCGAGAGTATTTGAAAGCTGTGAGAGTAGGAAAATCACTTTCTCAGGGTGGTCCCGCACTGCGAGCAAACAATCCGCGATATGCTCATTGGCATCACCTAGGATAGCCTTAGTACATTCTGCCCCTAGGAAAAAAGCGGCGCTTCCAACAAATGGTTCAACGATTCTCTCAAAATCATTTGACAATACTTCATTAAGTCTGTGAGCCAGCCATGCTTTTGAACCTGGCCACTTGAAAAAAGGCTTAATCACTATCCCAGAACCGTTCCTGATGTTGGCTTTACTGAATACATCCAATAGTTTCCATTGAAATCGATATCGAGGGGAAGGTATTTCATAGGGCTGTTATAAAGCAAGGTCGGACTCTCAAGAGACAACGCACGAAGAGCAAATGCAATAGAATGTGGTTTATTCCCCGAGCACAAATAATATATGTTCTCTTGTTCTACGTTTTCCAAGGATGCCTCACTAATTCTACGCCAAGCTTCAACAGCATCTCCGGATGTCGCCCTAAGCACGTTTTCTGCCGACAACCCAAATCTTTCAAACAAAGCTGAATTCGCAGATAAAGCACGCACTTCATAATCTAAGGCACCTCCTGGACTTGCTAGCATTGCCAAGACCCTTTCAGGCTCTTTTCTAATAAGCAAATTTAAAGTTTTCCATCCATCAAACCCAAGTGACACAATAAAAAGCCTGCCCTTACTAGGCTCAAACTCGCCATAATATCCTGGCACAGGCAACGCTTGAAATGCGCCATCTGAAAATGAAATTTCTTCGAGGCCATTATAACTTGGAGCTGCCTCCGGATACTTTCCTTCTGAGTAACCTAAACATACTTCGCTTACAATACCCGAATATAAAGCTTCACGCATAAGTCCTAAACTAAGATACCGAGGACAAGTTGAAACATCAATAAATATCCTTGCCGGCACTGTTCGACTTGCCTCACCCACTGCCGCCCAAAAGAGTGAACGAATTCGCTCAAAAGTAGCACTTAAAATTTCCTTTTCTGTTTCAATTAAATTGCAAAGTTTACTATTTAATTGAAAGAAATCAGATACACGTGCCTTATGCGATGATAGCAAATCTATCGATATTTTTGTTTTTGGGATAACAATAGCTACTGAACTAAAGCTAATTGAATTACACTTTTCTATTGCAGTGCAGCGTATATCCCAGCTTACTCCAAACAAACCAAAATCAAAGTTCCCCGTCCACAATTCGTCGGGATTCTTTCCGCTATATGACGTAGCAGTAACTATCCCGTCAGAAAATTCTGTTTGAGCGCGGATCATATATCAACCTTTGAAAACAAGTCATCAGTTCTACTTCCGTCAAGCTTCTCGAAAAGCCCACCCGCAATTCGTTCTATTTCCTTGTCATCTGCAGCATCAGCAATACATATTACGTCTTGGGTTTTTATATTGACTGGATAGTATGCACCCCGATAAGAAAAGCCGAAGGCGGGCGCTAGAGACGTATGGACACGGAATTTTACAGATAGCTCGTCACTTTCTACAATTTTTAGGAATCCTGCCTCTGCTGCATCGATAATCAGTTCCACGGCCCGCCCTGTACTCGTTCCACCAGCAGCAATTGAGAGTTGAAAAATTCCACGCTCTGTGGTTTTAAGATGGCGCACTCGATCTCGCGATGTGGACTGAAGCATATGCGTTACCTTGCCAAGGCCGGTTACTAGCTTTGCAGTACAGGATGGATGATTTACTCCATGTGTTGGCAGCGACTTTACCTTAGCTCTGCTGGCGGCAATAAGCCCACTATTTTGTATACTAGGCTTTATCTTCCCCGCGGTTAAAAATTGAGGCAAGCTCATCTTTGATTCTCGGAATATGTATTCCAGATTATTTAGAAAATCCCGGATACAACTATCACTTAACTGCAAAATCATGTCAGCGTAAGCGTATTTTGGCTGTGTATGTAAATCTGCCATAATAGACAAATATGCACCCACCATAGCTTTACGAGTAAGCTGACTACTAGCCCTTCGCTTAGACCATTTTGGAACATCATCAGTTGGAACAGCTCTATTTGTACGTATTTCCAAATAAGTCTCATAAATGGGCAAAGCTGAATCATCTCCTCTTCTACTGCGATCTAGAAGTTGAAAGTCTTCCCCAGCGCTATTACTAGCATCACGCAGGAGCTTTTGCGCAAAGGGTGAGACTGAATCTCTAAGAGAGTCTTCGAGTAAGAAATTCAAATTGAGCTTACCAAATATACGCTCGGTATTAAAAGAAGCAACGCCATCCAACACCGGGTTATCAGCACGCCGTACAAATTCTTTAATTCGTAGATTTGTTACACCTTCGGCAAAAGACTTAAATTCTTTATCCTTGATGCTATCAAGCTCTAATATTTCAACATCAGCACTTTGCACAGTAAGATTCGGCAGTAGCGTTTCTGACAGCGATTCTGGCTTGCTCACGAACGAAATGACATGAAATAGCGGCCGCGTAGATAACCTTACCCAAGTTGCGAGAATCTGAACTCCGAACTGGTCAAGCGTCTCTGCCTCATCGAAACACACTTTAAAATAAATTCCATTGTCACATCCAACAGGACTAATAACTTGCGTCAAACGATTAGAAACTTCACGCGACAAAGCTCCCAACTGAGTTGGCGAACCTATTGCTTCTTGCACGACGGAAGCGGGTGAGTACTGCTGTGAGGCTTTTTCAATATATCGCCGCAATGACCGCGTGCTGCTCGAAAGTTCTGCAAACGAAACTGGCGGCCGTGAATAGACCCCGCTTAAGAATAGTTCCCCTCCAAAGTCACTAATCAAATTCTTTACAACTTTCTGTTCTGCTGCCGCAGAATATTTCAACTGCCCTACAGATTCCAACTCAGAAACAGCATCGAAGATTTCTTGCAGTTGAATAAGTTCAACATATCTTGAGTAGATCGCTCGTTGCAGAACTACGGGTTCATCTTTTAACCAAAACGAAATTGCATCAAGCTGAATATCGGGAAGCTTAATATATATACCGATAAATTCCGAGAATATCGTTTTCCCAAGCTGTTTTCGCAATCCTTCATTATTTAGTCGCTCGCGCCAAGAGAGCGATCTCAACAACGTGGTTTTTCCGGTCCCTCTAGAACCAATCAAGTAACAGGGTTTCGTACGTTGCAGCGTCGAATACAAATCCTCCTGGATATAATATAGGTGGCGGATCTCATACTCAAAACGGGTATCCGAAAAAGGTGAAAGAGTCATCATATTATTTTCCTCTGGCACTGCCAAGCTCTCGGCGCTTTCTCACGATTTACAATCTGCACGATCTCTAGCAATTCGAGAATTACCAATGCATCGACTAGAAGACCGGTTTGCGCATTTGAGTCTGCCTCGCCTTTTAATGCTGCTGGTACACCCCTTAGCAGTTCATTGAAACGTACGACATTTTGAGGCGATGTTAGCTTGCTCAAAACATAATCGATCCAAGGATGATCGATTTCATTCCAGAGTTCTGTCTGTTCTATCAAGCGAAGCTTGATCGGCTCTTGCTTTACTAATCCCAAGTGATCGCCAAACCGATGCTGAACTAGTTCCATACCGAGCGGCTGCCCTGTTTCTGATGAAAAATATATTCGAATTAAATTAAAACCATCTTCGAGGGCTGGTGCAGAAACGTGAATAATTCTATGAGATCCACGCATCGGGCTGTTTACAGTAAGAAGTGGATCCTGATGAATATGTCCGTGGAGATAAACGACGTTTTTGCGCGTATCCAATATGGTCTCACGCACAAAGCCTGCATTCAGCATTTCATTGTACCCATCTATCCTCGGCATGGGTTGAGCGAACAATGGATGATGGCCAAATACAACCGATACACTATTCGGATCTCCCTCTTGGATATGCTGCCCTATCGTTTCCACATGGTCACGCGCTACAGCCGGGCAATCAATCTGTTCACTTAGCATTTTTTCAAATGCATCTATAGAAATAGTTGATTTTACATCGTTGACAATCTTTATTACCTCGTTGCGTATCTTGTCCGGAAATGCTCTATATTCCCCGCACAGGTAGCATGTATTAAGCGGCAAAAACCTGATTGAGTGGCTGCCAGCAGCTAAAGCAGGGAGATCGGTCGGTATTGGAACACCGACAGTCAAAATTTCGTCGCTTCCGCATACTTCCACCCAAGCTTTAGAAAGAGCAAGAAATTTGTCTTCTAGTGGTTGACCACATACAATTGTAGACCGATTAATATCATGATTCCCGGGCACTGCTAGCAAACTTCGGTTTCGCCAATATTCTTCATCAGACAGCTGAAGTGCGCCATGTAAAAAAGTTAAGCATTCTTTGTATCCAGGTACGTCACCTTTTGTGGTCAGGTCGCCAGTTAGCACAACCGCAACTAGATTTAGCTCTTCTTTTAAAATACGACTGATGCCACGGGAAATATCAGCTACTCGTGTCGAACTGATGGCGCCAACAGTGGCGGTTGAAATCCCTCTATCTTTATGATCAACGAGAGGCAAGCGGGAGACTAGGTCCGGGTAGTGAACATCCCCAAGGTGCAGGAAGGAAACATAACTAATTGAAAAAAATTACTCCTCGAAGCACGGTATGGGACTACAGAATCCAGTGGCTCATTTAGGATAGCTTATAGAGCGTTTGCTCACCGAACCCGTTAGTTAAAACCGAAATTATCAACTTTACGGCCTGGCCAGTCGGGCCAAAGTATCAGCTTCATACTGAAAATTGTCAAATTCTCTTTCGGTTAGCTAGATGGCAATGCGCATAAAGGTAGGCTCACTTTTCTTCCACGATATCCTGCAAAGGGAGCGTAATTTTTCAAGACTGTAACACTAGCACGGCATCTACATTAGCAGCCGCCGAACGGTCGATGAAAGACTTGGCGGAAACAGATATTGCGTCGCATGCGAGTTGTTCTTCCACTGAACACATCTTGCGTAATTTATGGGCAGCACGACCGTCAACGCATACATGCTTGGCGTAGTCCTAAATATGCTTCACGCGATTTTTTCCGTTTTTTCAACAGTTCGCGTTGTTCAAAAAGATTGGGCGGCGTACTCGCACTTTCACGCGCAAGCGCTAGGCCCATAGTGATACACAAAGCAAGTACTATCTCGTGGTGCCAACTAGTGAAATCACAGCGGAAGATCTATCCCTTGAACTGCTCCCGAGACCAAAGCTAGAGTCTCTTAGTACAGTGATGACGTAGACGGATTGTGGTATGCGCCCTGCTCATAAAATTGCTTCTAGATCGTGTAGCTCATCGATGTACTCTCCTCGCGAACTCATTTTTTACTCTCAGACCTACCACCTCCCGCTACCCACTTGACGGCACTGGTTACACTCAAGTTGCTATGGACTTCAGTAGATCCTAATTCCAACGTCCTCCCGTGGGAAGACGAAAAAAAGCCCCAACGTGTGGGGCTCTTCTTCAGTATGCTTGGCGGAAGCGGTGAGATTCGAACTCACGAACGGCTCACACCGTCGGCAGTTTTCAAGACTCCCGCCTTTGTCATTATTATCAATAACTTACTCACTTTTCATTTCCGCAAAGAACACTGCTTTAGCCTTCATAAGTGCTTGTTTTACCAAGCTTCGCAAGAAAGTTGCGGAAACGATTTCAGTGGAAAAATTGGCGAACGAGCCGCATGGGGACGACGCCGGTGCATCCACCCGCCGAGCCATCACCCGTGTCGCGGGCGAGATCGAGAACTAGCGCTCTACTTTAGCCAGGCCTGGGCCTTATTCCCGCGGCGCGCCATGTCCTATCTCCACGCGGTAGAACTGACGTATGGAAAACCGACTCGACCGACTTACCGCAGTTCACGTAGACTTGGCCGTGAACGTTTCTGTTGCATTCGGCTTAGCAGCCGCGATGGATGCGGCACACGAGCTGTCCATCCCACCGCAGGTTGTTCAGCGAGTGTTGATTGAGGGCGGGCCGGCGCCGCACTACTTCGGCCCAGCCTGAACCGTCTTCGCATGACGAGCCGCGCACTCAGCCTCCGGGCACGGCGCGGTCGGCGCGCTATCGAGCAGGACACTCGCGCTATTAGTGGCAACCTGGAATCGGCCAGCGAGCAGCACCGCGACGGCGCCAGCACCGTCACGTGCCGGGTCATTACGTGCGACCCGGCCGAAGTCTAGAATAAGCCAGCAGGTTCAGCAGCACGATCCCAGCTGTAAATGATGACTTCATTTCGCTCGACGCCACGGCCACCGCCCGCTACCGTATAAGTGATCGGAACGGTGTCCATCTGGAAGTCAGCAAAGATTCTGCGGATGTCAGGATGATCGTTCAAGCTGACTATCGCTTTGCCCTTCAACCGCCCCATCATCGAAGCCATCTTCTCGTATTCATCCAAACCGAAGTCAACGCCGTAGCCCGCTGTCTCCCAATAGGGTGGATCGAGGTAGAACAGCGTATGGGGGCGGTCATAGCGATCCATCAGCTTGGCCCAGTCCATGTTCTCGATGTAGGCGCCGGACAAGCGGAGATGTGCAGCAGATAAATTTTCCTCAATCCGGAGCAGGTTGATGGGCGGCGCAGTTGTCGCTGTTCCCCAAGATTGCCCTTCAACTTTGCCACCGAAGGCATGCTGCTGCAGGTAGAAAAAGCGCACCGCACGCTGAATGTCGGTCAGCGTGTCGGGCGGCGTCTCCTGGTGCCACTTGAACACTTCGCGACTGGCCAGCGCCCACTTGAAATGGCGAACGAACTCTTCAAGGTGGTGCTGTACTACTCGGTACAGGCGTACAAGCTCCCCGTTGATGTCATTGATCACCTCGACCTTTGCTGGTGGCCGCAGGAAGTAGAGAGCCGCACCGCCGGCAAACACTTCAACGTAGCAGTCGTGGACAGGGAATTGAGGAAAGATGTGATCGGCTAGGCGTCTTTTGCCCCCGAGCCAAGGAATTATCGGAGTTGCCATGATTCTATAAGCCCCATCAATACTGTTCGGATATACAGTATAAAGCCCATGCCAAGGAAATTTTTTCCCAGTAAGCAAGATCGTGGCAGGGCAATCTACCACTCAGATTCCTCATAGCTCGCTGGCTCATTCTCAGCAATGATTTTAGCGAGTTGGCCTGCATCGGCACGGTTTATGATGGGTCTTGATGGAGAACTCCTCTGCACGAAGTCTAGGCGTGACAGGCCTGCCACCTTCGCCGCACCGTCTGCACCTCAGATAAATTGGCATTGCGCCTTTGTATCGCGATCAACCTATCGTCAGAACGCATTTGTCTTAAGTACATCACAAGAATCCCGTTCATACAAGTTCGCATAAACCGGAGTCGCCAGGCCTCGACCCGTGTGTGTCGTGCAGCTTTTTTGAGGTAAAGATGGACTGCGGCGCCGCAAAGCGTAGCAGTGGCAGCAGCTACTGAGCAACCGGTGCAACCGGTGCAATGGAACAGCGTGGTCCGGTTCACGGCTGCAGATGGTGCGGACTCCGTGCTCGTCGCTATCTCAATCAGGTTCAGGTGTTTTTTGTTCGGACAGCGAATGCGAAGACGGGCGACGGGCGGGGGCGAGGTCGGGCGTGTATTCCTCGAAAACCAGGCTGGATGCGGATCGCCTGGCAATCGCGGAAATCGGGTCCATCATGTCGTCCGGCTTGGCATACTGTTGTCGGATTTTTTCGAGAAATACACCTCCGGAGGACGCTGTCGGAGCACCGCCTTTCGGTACATGATAAAAGTAGCAGTCTGAATATTCCGGTCGTCTGGATTTGTTATACGCACGTGGGTCGCGTATCGGTTTATTGTCAAATCCCCGATTATTTGGCGCATCGTGTCCGCTTTTTTCGCTCCAGTACCCGTTGTCGTCCTGGCGATACCAGTGGTAGTCCGTCGCTGACACGACAAGGGCAACCAGGTAATGGCCGGGTAAATTTTGGACGGGCTTCGTCTCGCATTTTTTCATGAACGGTTTGCCCTTGCGCTTGCGCACCTCGTTATCGGCATCCACTGCGGAACGAAGCACAGCCCGGTTGATTCGGCGGGTCGGGTTTTTATCGGGGTCGGCGGCGGCTTCCAGATCGTACGTTGCGTTGTACCAGTAGTGCGCTCGAAAATAGTCGCCGGGATCCTGTTTGCTGCCGGGGGCATGCAAAGTCCGGTCATCACACGCATACGCGTAACAGTTCTTGGATTCGAGATGCGTGCCGAGCCAGATTTCCGGTTTCCAAAGCGGATGCGCGTCAGGATCGATGACCGGAATCATTTCCAGAAAGTACTTTCCGGGAGCGCGCCGGAGCGCGACGAGCATTTGTTCGTGGATGGGCTCGCCTCGAGCCTTGAACTCATTGGGCTCGCCGTCTTTCCAAGCCTTGTAGGCCCGCCCAAGCGCGTCCAATGCTTCCTGGCTGCGTGCGCGGCGGAGTGTGGCAACTGCGTTGACGACGTTCCTCAGCCTTCCGGATGGAAAACGGCAGCGACGATCTGTCTTTCCCGCGAATTCACTGAGGTCCATGGGCGCTCCGGTGATGTCCATTGATCCAGCTTAAATATCGACTCGGAGGTAACACAAGTAACAGCCGGGTATCCACGGCCGGCATGTCGACGGCGGAATGCGAATCGCATTAGTGGCGTGAACGATAACGGACATGCGGGGCATGCATGGGCCACCGGCAGGCTGGTGCGATAGGCGGCGGCAAGAGCGCATCGGTATTCACACCCCGTATCCGATGGTTGTCAAGCTATATTGTCTGTACTGCGACATGACACAAGCTGGCGAAAAAAATGCTTACGTTGCTTAACTCTGCTATTAACTGGATCTGTTCTAAGATATGAATACTCATCCGGGTATAGGCTATGAAGCTAACTACGGAATGCTGGAATTGTCTTTAAAACCATCTACTTATGCACGGCGACCTGTACTATCAAGTCGAGCGTCGCGACCCTGCAAGCCCTTGTTTCAATTCATTTCAGCAAGTTTGGATAGTACAGCTTGGGCTACAGCTTCGGCTGCTCTTGGATCACTGGCTCGGCCTCTAGCATGGTGCGCAGCGAGTCGGCCAAGATCAGCGCCGTCGACGACGAGCCCTGCCGGAAATAGTCGTGCGTCCGAAGCGCCAGAGCGCGCAGCCGCGCCACCTCCCACAAAAGCGCGCGAACGTCGGGCGAGTTTGCGCTGCGGTCTTGGATGGCCGTCAAGTCGTCCTTGCTGAGCCCGGGTTTGAAGCGCATGGCGGGATTACTGTTCATGCATACAGTGTAGCAGGGCGGTGGCTTGATGCTACTCAATCGGCGCCGCCACTATAGTGCAATCATTTGCACATGGAAAAAAGAACCGATCGCCTCATGGCTGCATATGTCGATCTAGCCTTCAACGTCGCCATTTCGTTTGGGTTGGAAACCGGGATGAGAGTACTACATGAGCAAAACGCGCCTCCATCAGTCGTGCACAGGGTACTGGAATCGGGCGGCCCGCGTCGCGGCGCTACTTGGGCCAGGTTGGGGCCGTCTTCGGGCAGCGCGCCACGAACGTAGCGCAATGGCCCAGTAGCTCGATTGCCTAGAACTGCCATGCTTAGCAATCGTCGGTGACGTAGAAATGACCGCTAAGTAATCAGGCTTCGCTTGGGGCAGGCAATCGTATGCCGCGTCTTCGAAACCGCTTACCGTCTGTGCACGGGCGCTCGCTTGCTGGGCACGGCGCGGACAGCGCGCTATCTGGCTGGACTTGTTTCCTACGCTGCAATGTTCGCGTAAGCTCGGGCCAAAACACTGCAATCAACAAGAAGCAGTCCTTTAACCTGACTCTTCAACAATGAGAAAACTCACTGTCGTCGTCAACGTTTCGAACCACACAGCCCGCTCCTCCTCGCTCTATGGCCTCGGCCCAGTCTGCAATTCCGTGAGTCCTGCTTTGCGAAGAAGCTCCTGCATCCTCTCTTACGCTGTTAACTTCATCATATTTTTTGAAAAAAGCGCATCGCTGAGTCTTTCTAGGGCAGCCTCGATGGTTTCGGACTCTGACAGTTTCAGCTTGTGATTTCAGCCCTATTGAGCGGCATGCTGAAAACGCTCTATTTTTGAAGCAAACACCAAATAGGACTTGACACACGCGTGCACTAACCTAGTTCCAGAATTTTCTAGCGCTGCAAAAACGCTGGCTATCTGACGCTACTGATGCCGCAAGCGAGATCCAAGTCTGCTTCTTCACAGCCATTCCTTTAGTCGTCCTCGGCAGCCCCCGCTCGAACGTTGTAAATACATCACGACCTAGCTACTTTTGGCTTGCTTTCGCAGAAACCACGAGTTAGATTTATGTAAATACAACATATTTTACAGTCAAATCCAGGGGGTATAATGTTACGACGCGCGGTTTATATCGGTTTCGGATTTCTAATGACGGGTTGTGCTAGCGTAACAATCACAAAAGTTAAGTCAGGAGACTCCCAGCCGGACGGCATTCCCTTTTACCTTCCTCGTCCGTATGTGCAGATTTTTGAGCCTTTTGTCGTGTCTTCAAAAGTGCACATAGTAGGTGGCGTAGTCACATCCGATGGTAACTACCTTCAAATCGACAATGCAAAGACTGATCTCTCTGGATTGCTGCAACTGGATATTTCGAAAGAAGCGGCTTCGCGTGTTTCTATGGCGAACGTTAGGGTTACAGATCCAGTTATTGCAGGCAGCCCAAATAGCGAGGTTGTTCCAGCGCTAGCTACGCCTAAAATAGATAAGCCTGCCGATGAAACTCCTATAAAGACAGAGGCTACTCCTCAAGGGATGTTCGCGCAATCGATCACCCAGTCGGCAACCCCTTTTCCAAGCACACTTGGCCGCCGCTTCTTTGATATTGTATGGATGCCGGATTTCGATGAAAAATATGTGCTTGTCGCAAAGCCAGGTTTGGGCAACTCAAACATCGGCGTAACCATGGTGCAGGGGTGGGGCCTTTATGGAATGGATGCTCGAATTGATAATTCCGCACTAGTCAAGCCGTTACTAAATTTCTATTCTACTGGACTGGACTCGCTTACTAAGCTGGCTACCTCAAAGATAATTCCAGCCTCGGCCTTAACGGGCTCACCGAACTCTGCACTTGTCGGCGATGATGCAAAAAGGCAATTGCCACCACTGACTAGAGTTGCTGTAAAAATTACTAGGATAACTGTTGCAGCACCTGGCATTTATCCAGTACTAAAACCTGCGGAATTCACTAATGCAGCTAAACCGGTGGCCGGAGATAACAGAATCAACGGCATATTAGTCCCAATTCATCCATACACTAATATCGCTTTCAATGTGTATGACATTCTGCAAATCGAAGCAGCAAGGGTTATCGGCGATGTACCACTGCATTTGCAGAGCAACTTTGAGTTGGGAGCTCCGCCAGCGCCGGCTGCTGCTGCTGCCAGCGGTAGTGAGGCTTCTACCAAAGTCGATATCTCGAAGGCAACAGACGATGTGAATAAATTACTCGCATCTGCGAAAAGTAGCGATGCAGCTTACTGGCAGATCGAAAAACTTGAGGTCAAGAATAAGGAACTTCACGGCACAGTACAACTCAAGGGTGGAAAAGAGAAGCCTGAGACACTCAAAGACATGCGAGGTTTGAGAGACTTCGTTTCGCTGCAAATTCCGCAGTTTCCTAGCGAATCAGTTTTCTTAAAGGAAAAATGATGTCTTACAATGATCGCGGCTCTCAATCATGGACAGATCTTACAGAGTCCGAGCAGCTAAGTATGCTGACTGCTTACGTGATAAGGAACAGAGCTAAGTTGCTGCGAAGATACCCCAACGTTCTCGCGCTAGGAGTTGGATACAAAACCAAGGGCGGTGAAGTGCGGCCATCGCTATGTATCGGATTCCTTGTAGAGCGTAAGAGCCAAGATGTATCACCTGCAATTCCTGCATTTGTATCCGGTTTTACCCGCCAGATAAGGAAACGTAAAATTGCGATCCCAACTGATATTGAGGAAATAGGCGATGGTTCGCAAAATTATTTACCGGTTTCCAACCTTGCCACTGGTGTGATGGTTCGCTCAACCGAATTCCCTAGTAAGCTGATCCAAGGGGCTATTTGTTGCCTAGTTTCGCTAAAGAATGAAAACGATGTGTTCGCGCTTTCTTGCTATCATGTATTGTCGATGTCGCTTCTTCACACGGGCGCAGTGGGAACTGATAAAAAAATATTAGTTGACTCGCAAGGAAAGAATATAGGAAGGTTTCATGAGGGCTCACAGCGATTTGCTGGCAATGTTAATTACATTGACGTTGCTCTAGCGAGAATTGTTCCACCCATGAAGGTAGAGTGGAAACATGACATCGTCCCTAATTCAGTTAATATGGGTGTATCAAAGCCAGAAAACTGCGCAGTTTACACTGGACATGGCGCACTGCCTGCAATCTTTGTAAAAACTTGGGTGAGGGTGAAGCTACAGTACGGATCTTCCACGGTGGAGGTACCAGCCGCATACGAGTTTATTTCTAGTGCGGGGCCAGGAGACAGCGGTTCACCCGTAATGGATATCGAGGGCGTCCTTTACGGTATGCACTTCTGGGGAAGAGCTGGAGGATTTACACTTTCTGTTCCAGCTGGGTATCTTTTTTCCGCCACAACGTTTAAAAAAAGTAAAATTAACGCTCTCGTTGTGTAAAGCAATTATCTAGGTGATACGTCCGTAGCAACGGGTCGCGGTCCACCCCAGCTGCGCCTGACTGCTCTTCAATCATTGGCTCGTCTTCAAGCATCGTGCGCAGCCAGTCGGCCAGGATAGGCGCAGTTGACGAAGAACCTTGGCAGAAATAGTCATGCGCCGCAGTGCCAGCGCGCGCAGGCGCGCCACCTCCCACAGCAGCGCTCGAACGTCGGGCGAATCGGCGCTCCGCTCCTGGATAGCAGTCAAGTCATCCTTGGTGAGCGCAGATTTGAAGCGCATGGCGGGATTACTGTTCATCCATACAGTGTCCCGGTGGTCTAATGCGATTTGCCTATTTTGGGTCAACGGCGGACGCTGGAAGCTAGCCCTGTCATACTTGCCCTATGGAAAAACGAACAGACCACCTCACGGCAACCTATGTCGATCTGGCAGTAAATGTTTCGGCTGTATTCGGGCTCGAAGTTGGCTTGCGCGTTCTCCAGCCGACGACGCCTTTGCACGTGGTGCAGCGAGTTCTAAGTGAGGGAGGGCCGCGACGCAGCGGGGCTGCGCCGATAAAATCTGACGAAGGATGATGATGGACAACGAGATCGCTGGCGACCTGGGAGAGCCTCCAGAACGGCCCAGATTAGATATTCCGAAGGCCGACCTGGCGCTATTGGAGCGGGCGGCGCGCGCGATTGGCGCCGTGCGCGTCGAGGTGGTCGATGGCGAAGGATTCGTCCACCTGCACTTCGCCGACGGCTCGATCGTGCACAACTGGAATCCGCTCATGTTTAGCGGCGATGCATTCGACCTTGCAGTGCGACTTCGACTTGAGATTTACATACACGAGCAGGACACCACCGTGATGACCGCTGATCTCAAACTGGCAAACGAGCAGCACGGCGACGACGCTGGCGCAGCTACTCGTCGGGCCATCACTCGCGTCGCGGGCGAGATCGAGAGCTAGCGCCCTACTTCGGCCTGGCTAGAACAGCCCCGCGGAATAATTTTTGGAATAATTTGTGGGAAGGTTCGTGGTCATCACGGCGCTCAGGGCTGACGTCACATGGAATAGCACCGAGCCATCTCCCCACGTTGAAGCTGCGTGACATGCTTCATTGGGCACCTGACGATCGACCATTAGCTGACATGAGAGTTCGCTTCCGTACAGATGTCCAAGGTGATGTGAATTGACAATCAACTCTTGGCCCCACCGATTTTCAAAGGCAAATCTGCTTGAGAAAAATTTAATGATAAACTCATCTGACTATGCCAATCTTTCTAGCCATCCCACTGACAAGCCCTCCGGAAACTTTGAAGAAGGCCGTTGAGGCACACATCGAGGAATCAGATCGCTATCAGCTAACGAACAACCGAGGCTGGCTCATTCGCTACTCGGGCACCTCGGTCGAACTCTCGAACCATTTGAAGATTAGTGGTCAGCCCAAAGGCGTACCAGCAGAAGTTGGGTCTGCGCTTGTAACGCTTGTCTCGTCGTACTACGGACGCGCACCGACAGATATGTGGGAGTGGATCCAGACCAGGTGGGAAAAATGAGCCGACGTCAGACGCAGCCTTTGAGGGATGCTTCACCCGATCCGCAGGAGCCGTCGCCGGCTCCAGTGCAGTCGACTCCGCCCCCAGGATTTGGGATTGGAATGGGCCATCCAGAGTTCCACTTCGTGACTGGGCTTATGGATGTTCAGAAGCAGCTTGGTGAGATCAAGGCTTCGATCGAGACACTAACGAAGACCGTGGATAGCACGAAATCGAAGGTAGACGATCTGGTCGGATGGAAAAATAGGATCTTGGGTGGTGCGGTCGCCATTGGTGCCGTGTGCGCAATACTTGGCTTTGGAGTCACTAAATTGTCAAATTACGTGACGTTTAAAGCGCCTGAAACTGCTGCGCCTCCACAATCAAGTACGGGAACTCTTTCTTCTACAAGCAGCCCGCCGGCTGCTCAGCCTGCACAAAAATAGCTCCTTCCCCAGGAGCTATTTTTAATTTCGCACACCAATTTGCTACGTAGGCCAGGCCTGGACCGTCTTCGCGTGGCGCGCTGCGCACTCCGCATACTGTCGCAACAGCTCGATCGCCCACTCTTGCCAAGCGTCGAAGTCGGCGGCTGCCGGGCGGGCTACTTCTGGGCACGGCGCCGCCAGCGCGCTATCGAGGGATGCTTTTGTTGGCGGCGTCGATTGCGGCGTCGAGGTTGCGCACGCGGTCAGCGTCAGGCACGCAACCAGCAGGCAGAGGTTTCGCATTGCGCAGTTCCTTGGTGAGCGCCGACATTCGCGGCGCCAGGGTGGATTGAATGGCGGCGAACTCGGTAGCCGCCGTGGTGATGCGCGCAGCGTCGGCCTGCAGCGTGGTCAGCGCCAGCTCCGACTGGCTGCGCATGGTTTCCGCGTGCGCGCGCTGCAGCTCGGCGATTTCGGCGTCCTGCCGCCAGCCGTTCGTGAACCAGCCGGCGGCGCCCGCCAGCGCCATCGCCAGCAGCAGCCCCAGGCCGGCCGCCAATGCACGGAACTGGACCGGGATCATGGCAACCCCTTCAAGCACAGTTCGCGCTCGGCCTGGCGTCGGCGCGTGAGGCCGCGCACTTCCTCGATCACCTTGCGCATCACGACCTTGCCGCGCGCATCCTTGACCGGCTTGCCGTCCCCACCGATGACCGGCCGCAGGACAGTGATCTTGTTCCAGGCCATTAGCGCATTGCAGGCACCGACCATGTCGCCCGCGTTCGTGCGCCGCGCCATGCTCGAGCCGCAGAAGCCGCTCACACCGATGTTGTAGGCGATATCGACGAAGGCCACCTTCTGGCCATCGGTCAGGCGCGCGAGCGGGATGCACATGGCGATGCCGACGGCGTGCCGCTCGAGGTCGCGGTCGAGTTGGGCGCGGCACTGCGCAGGCGTGTACGTCTTGCCCCAGGCTGCGTTCTCGGTAGCGCCGGTGCAGTACGTGAGCACGCCGCCCATGTCGCGGTAGGTGGAAAGCTCGGTGCCTTCGAATGCCGGAGTGAAGCTGAGCAGCGCCGTCGCGGCCACGGCGCCGACCAGCGCGACCAGGCCGCGCCGCTGGGTGGGTGCGCGCTTATTCATCGCCGGTCAACGCCGGTTGCGCCACCACGCGCGCGATCGCGGCGCCGAGCGAGGTCAGGCCGGCGGCCACCACCAAGAGAGGCGCGGTGCCGCTGGCGTACAGGTTCATGCCGGCCTCGATGGCCGAGGCGATGGCGGCCAGCAGCGCGAAGCGTACGGACCATAGTTTCGGGAATTGCGCGCGTGCATCGTCGATGAATTTCATGGCTTCTCCAGTGGTGGGCAAAATGGCTTTACTTCGGGCGCCTGCAGCTGCGCGAGGAATTGCGCCAGGCGTACTTCCCGTTCGTGGCACTCGAGCTCAGCCAGCCGGTTCTCGCGCGAATTGCGCTGGTGCGTGTACCAGGCGTTCAGCAGGAACGTCAGCAGCGCGGTCAGGATGCCGACGATGACGCCGACCTGCGTCAGGGTCAGGGAGGTGGCGACCGTTACTGCGGCGCCGGCGTAGCTGCCGACTTCCGGCGGGGTGGTCTTGCTGATGCTCATTGGTGCCTTTCGATGGGCGTAAAAAAAGCCGCTCGAGGCGGCGTGGCTGAGTTGCGTGTATGTCAGATTTCTTCAACCTCGAGCGTGGTCGCGTACGCGTTCATGAACTGGTAGGCTAGGTCCGAGTCTTTCGTGCGCCGGCCGTACACCATGAAGTCGCGCTCGAGCTCGACGTCGGCATGCATCGGGAACACCGACAGCAGGATCGGATGCGCTCGACTGTTGCGCACCAGATTCAGGAACGTGGCCCGGTCCGCTGCCGGCATGGCGCGCAGGTCGACCGGAACCTTGCGGCTCATCGTGCCCGGGTCGGCCAGCTGGCCGCCGGCGGCGCTGCGCGAAATCTCGGTGCGGTCGACCATCGTCACCGACGCGGCCGAGGCGTTGTAGGCCAGCGACCAGAACGAGCTGGCCACCATGCAACCGGCCTCGATGTAACCCTGCAGGTTGTCCGGATCCAGGATCTCGACGACCAGGGCGCGCGAGGTGACCTGTATCGGCAGCCAGTGGCGCGCGTACGCGCCACCGCCGTAGGCATACGCGCTGGCGGCCTGCGCCGCCGTGAAGCCGCGCAGTCGAACCGCCGGCGCCGGGCACGCCAGCACCAGGCCGCTGTCGTAGTCGTACGATTGCCAGCTGTCGATGTGACCTGCCGGGCGCGTCGCCGCGGCGTTCGCGCTCGGGTAGTACGACCCGGTCACGGGCCCCGCCACGCCCATGGCACCCCACAGCAGGATCCCGGCCGTGCCATTGCCAGCGTAAGCAGCCCCGTTGGTCGAGCGATTGGTGTAGACCTGAACGAATGAGGTGGCCGCCGACGTGGCCGACGCCGTGATGCTGCAGCGGTACCAGCCGCCCGCGCGCGCATCCACCCGCGCCGTGCAGTTCGAGGTGGCGATCACATTGCCGGTATCAAGGTCGAAGTCTGCAAAAGAATTAGTGAACCCGGTACCGAACTGCAGGCGCAGGTACCGCTCCCCGGTGTCGCGCTTGGCAAAGAACGACTCGGTGTGCAGCCCATTCAATGCCACCACGCCGATCGACTGCTGGACGTAGTGGGCGCCGCTGGAGGAAGTGGCGATGATGCGATCAGCCGAGACCGCACCGTCGGGCGCCGCCGCCGCGTTGGCTGCCACCGTGACGGCGTTCTTCGTCCAGGCAGCGTTGTCGAATGCTTCCGTTTGGATGTGGTTGTTCGTGATGGCCGCCTCGTTCGACAGGCGCACGCGCAGCTGTGCCGTCGGCGACAGGTTGCAGAACGGGAGGCCGACAAAGCCGATGGTCTCAGCATCGATGAATGCTGCCATCACCTGTGTATACCGGAGGGTTGAGCGCCAAACTGGATAGACCTGCGCGCTGGCAAGGTTGCTGACGACCAGGTCGCCGGCCGTGCCATATGCAGACAGCGTGGCGCGCTCAATGGCGTTGTCGGAAACGATTCTCAGATTGGGCATGCAGTCTCTACCAGGTGATTGCTTCGATTTCGGCCACGGTCATCGCCGCGTCTATCTGTCGGCGCAATAGTTCGTTCTTGCCCATGGCCATCAGGATTGCGGCCTTCCCTGTCTTGCCGACCTGCTGGATCTGGTCGACGGTGTGGTCCCGGAATTCCCATGTTCCGCCGGCGTCAGCACACCAAAACTGTGTGCGCCAGTCGGGATCACTGCCGGCCATCAGCGAGTCAGTCACCGATGCGATGAGGTTCGCCTGGTCCTGTGTCTTGGCCGGGTACAGGTATTCTTGGCCCAAGGCGGAGCACATGAAGCCTGCTGTGATCTGCGTTTCACAGGCGACCCTCATGGCCTCGATCCGGCCTTCGCGCTTCTGGTCGATTGTGGCTTCGTCCTCCCAGACCAGCACGCTGCAGCCTCGGTAGCGCAGAACCTGCGAGCGTGACGCGCGCGGGTTTGTGGCCATGGAAAACGGCGGCTCCACAACGACGAAGAAAGAATCGTCCGTTGCATCCGGTTGAGCGACTTGCATGAAGAAGCCAGTAACGTCGCCGGTTTCTTCATGCACCCGCGCAAACTGTTTCGGCATCGGAATAACCCGCAGTTCGTGCGGAGGCAGCTCTTTCGGCGGCGCGGGCGGCCCGTAGATTTCGCCGGTCATGGTTTGTATTCCAGGTTATGCGTTGCAATGGTTGCCTTCGGGTCCATGCCCGCGAAGTACATACGGTCGTGCAGGCTGATTTTCACGACGCGGCGCACACCCATGTCGAACGTCTGGGTGATTGGCTCCCAAACCAGATCGTTCCCACGCTTGACCACGACCTCTTCGCCCAGCATGCCCGGGGTCAAAACAACGCGGCCGTCGCGCACTGTCATCGGCGTCGAGTTCGACTGGATGATTTGCACGCCGGTTCTAGTCACAAGCATGCTGCTGGCTTCTTCGCCGAACGCGACTTTATTTGCAGGGGCGTATTCGACACCTGGATTTTCCAGATTGAAGTCCCAGCATTCCATCAGGTCGTTGATCTTCACATCGCGTGCAAACCGGCCATCAGGCAGCCTAGTAGTTTCATAATCCACGCACCACGGCTCAGGGTTATTTCCGACGCCACCGCCCCCGCTATCTCCAGTTGGCATGCCCGAAGAACTACCAGGAGCATTGACGGATTCATTGAAATTAAATGTTTGCATTTCAAATACGAGTGACAAGCATTTGCCTTGAGTTGTACGCGCACGGAAAGCGATATAGTCCCATCCACCGTCATGCGGCGTATAGCGAATTACGACACTGATACCAGCCCGTCCCTCGCAAAATACTGAGCCGCTGGCCAGGTTACCCCAACCTTGCGAAGCGTCGTGATACCTTGCCTCGATGTAGAGGTTTTCCCATGTCTCGTCGCCGTGCATCGTGGCCTTCAGGAAGACGTCTTTCCTGAAGCTGCCGAACCGTTTAGCGTGGAAGGTGCTCTCACCCCCCTGAGCAGGTCCAACAAAGCCATCCAAAGTCACGGTAGCATTCGCGACTCGAGGGTTGTACACGCTGCCGCTGTCAAACAAGCTGAACGGCGCAAGACGGTTCCATGGGGTCAGGAGTCGTGCGGATTCCAGTGCCAGCACAGAGGTGCGGATAACGGAACCGCTAATCTCACCCGTAACTTTCACTTCCCGACCGACGCTCGAAAAGTTGGGGGTGTAAATATCGCCGTTATTTCCAATCTGCGTGTAACGACCGTCATGGTAATTACCCATCAGCAGGCCTTCTCCGCCGAGATAGAACCCAGCCTGACCGGCTACTGGCCATTCATACTTGGTGAAGTAGCCGCCGGCGATACTGCCTCGCAATTGGACATTGCCGCAATAGAAAGTACCACCGCGTTGCAGCAGCCAACCCGTACCAAAGGGACCAACTCCCCCATTCCAATTCGTGCTGTAAATGTCACCACCAATTTGCGTGTTGCCGATTGAACCGGGCATAACGCGCCGCGTGACATTGCTGGGCGAAATGAAATCGTTCGAGTAAGGCGTGTCAGCTTTCCCAAGACTCACCTTCAAGTCCCAGACGAGTATTTGCACATCCGGAGTTGATGCCCAAACACGGACACTCGCGCCAGACACCACCTGCTCTGTGAATGTGAAACGCTTAGGCTCATAGGGTACGACCTGATCCCGACGACCGGCTGTATCAAGTCGACCACCGTCATACAGGTTTGCATGCAGCCGGCCGCCGTTAGGATTATCTGAACTCGCAGTAAAACTAACAGTGACCCAATCACCGTCGCGCACATTGGGAATCGTCCACTCGAAAGCGTTATATCCGCCGGGATTGCGCGGGAACACCATGTGGAATCCGTCCGTGGCGCGCTCCCCGCTGCTGTCGTGGATCCAGGCAGTGCCATAACGCCGCCACTCAGGAAAGCTCGCTGCAAGGTTCGGCGCGGACTTCACTTGTTCTGCGAGTGGCTTACTTGCACGGAGAATCACGGTGCCGTCGGGTGCGTAAATATCAAGCGTGCCGGCACGGATCGCTGCGCCGTCGATCGATCCTGTAACGAACAAGCTGCCGTCGAAGATCCCTCCAATCGCTTGCCATGTCGCGCCATCCCACCGCTTTGTCATCGCCCATCGGCCGCCGTTGGAGATCGTCACGACATCGTTGATGACGTTGCCCCCAGGCGTAGCGGCATCGGCTACGCCGTCAGACCAAGCGTCGCCAAAAGCGTAATGCTGGCCCGGGCCGCGCGCGCCGGGCGTGCCATTGCCTGGCGCGCCATCGCGCACGACGGCAATGATCGAGCTCTGCGAGAAGGTCTGGCCGCCGGCGGCAATGCGCGCGGTGACGATGGCGGCCGGCCCCTGCATATCGGCGTAGCGCACGACAGCGCTCTTGCCGGTCACGCTGGTCAGTGCCGCACCTTCCGCGGTGAAGGTCACATCTCCTTCCAAGCCGATCAGAGTCGCGCCGATCGTGATGGTAGGCACGTCGACGTCGCCAGCTGCATTCGTGTGGAACAGCGACGACGACGCGTTCAGCAGGATCGAGGCATTCTTCGGGTTGATGATCCGGACCGAAGAGGCCTGCAGGATTGCATCGCGGTCGTTCAGTGCTGTGCTCATACGAGGAAACCTACGGTAACCCGGCCGGTTTCCCAGTCAGGTGCGAGTGAAATAACGATGCCGGTCACGCCGGCGTCCATGCCGAAACGCGGCGAATAGACAGTGACGGCCTGTCCCAGCTCGAGCGAGAGCAGTTCCGGCACGCCCTCGAACTCGTACGTGGTGCGCGGCACCTTCCACAGGTCGAGCCGGCGCTGCGCCTCGGCATCGGCGTCGGCGCGCGTGAGCAGCATGGTGTCGACCTGGACCGGCTCAGCGTTCAGGCGGTAGGTGGCCAGCGTGGACTGGTCGGTCTTTGTGGTGGACAGCCACTCTTCGGCGAACAGCGCCTTGTGCACCTCTGGCAGGTTCGCCAGCGTGCCGGCGTCCTGCACGGTCCAGCACTTGGCGAACCCCAGCTTTACAGCGCCGACGACGTCCGTGCGCGCCGTCGGCTGCAGCGTGCCCTCGACCATGTGCTCCGGTCGGATCGAAACCGGCGCGCCGATGCCAGGCAATGCCACTTTGACCAGCCTGAGCTTCCCGAGGCGGGACATAACCATCTGTGCGCCCAAGCTGCTCAGTAGCATCCGGCACGCCTCAAGTACGTTCAGGCGCTCTTTCGAATACAGCCCCATAGACTGCGGGTGTGCTGCATCAAACGCGGCGAAGCTGTTCCGGTCGAGATCGTCTTCCGTGAAGCGGTCGGCAATCTTGCCGTAGCCTGTCACCAGGCGCTTGACCAGCTGCGCGGCGGTGTCGACGTAGCCACCAGCCGCAGCGCCGCGCACCGATGCTGTGACAACACCAGCCGGCGCTGCGTGCAGCTGGAATGTCCCGGCCGCCAGATCAGCTGTGAATGCCACCGGTGCGCCGTTATCGCGCACCTCGATGATTGAATGGATGGTGCCGGCGTGTACTTGGTATTTCAGAATCGCTGCATTGACCAGCAGCGGTGTCACGTTGAAGGCCTGGCCCATCGCGACCGGCAGCAGTGCATCCCGCTGCTCGGTCGTACCGCCCAGCTTGACCTCGCTGATCGGCGTGTTCAACCGCTGTAGCTTGTCGCGCAGTTTTAGCGACAGAGCTTGGCGGCCGCTTGGCACTAAGTCGGCGGCGACCCCGTCGAATATCTGTCGATATTCCGCGCGCGGCCAACGTACATCACCGATGTACGCTCTGTCGGCGCGGTTCTTCCAGACGTGCCCAGGCCCTGCCCAGGCATCGCGAGCGCCCCCGACGTTCTCGATTTCGAGTTCACCGGTCGACAGCCCGCCCTCGCCGTCCAGCAGCAGCCGTTCGGTGAACAGCCTACCGACTGTGGCAATCGGCGGGTACGTGGTGTTCGCCGGCGCGTCGCCAGGACCAGTGGTAAATGGTTTCGTCGCTAGGTACACGACGGACTCCACGCCACCGATCTGCACGGCCGCCTCGATGAGCACGACACGATAGGCGGCCGAGCTTTTCAGCCAGGCCAGAAACTGAGCATCATTCATGCGTATGCAACCCTTTGTTCGCTGTTGGTGACAGACTTTGCCGCTGTCGTGGTGGCCCCGGAGATTTGATCAGCGGAGTCTCTGGTTACTCGGGCATTCGCCTCGATCAGGTGCCCTGTCTGCACGGCTTGCTCGGCGCGCAGCGTGGCCACCTCTGTGCGCAGGCCGCGGATCTCAGCGACCAGCGCGGTCGTGTTGTCGGCTCCGTAGGAGGAATACATGACCGGTGTCGGCATGTACACCTGCGGCGCGGCCAGGGCGCCCGGTGTCGGCGGCGCCGTTGTGCCCATGACCTGGTGCATCTGCAGGATGGCGTCCCGCACCGACAACACCGACTTGTCGAGCGTGATCAGGCCGTTCACCGACAGCTTCAACGCGTCCAGCTGCGCCTTGCCGACGTCGACCTGCGCGCTTGCCCACCGCTCTGTCTCTGCCGTGGACGCCTGCACATATGCGAAATCGGCTTGGTACGGTGCACTACTTGCAAAGACTGCACGTGATGCTGTGAGGAACGAATTGAACGCGGCCGAGTAGTTCGACTGCGCCGACTCGTCGCCACTGCGCGCCGCCGCCAGCACCGTCTCGTACTGCGCCTTCGCCTCTGCATATCTCTCTTGCGGCGACAGCGGCGACAGGCCGCCCAGCATTGCGTTTTCCCGCAGGCCCTTCAGGCTTGCGGCAAACGAGCCCATGCGGTCGATCGTTGAATTGATCGCATCGTTCTCGGCGTTGTATGCATCGGTCAGCGCCGAGCGTGCATCGGCCAGGCTCTGAGTTGCATCCTCGATTTCGGGATAGAGCTTGGCGTACGCTTCCTGCAGTTCCATCAGCGCGACATACTGCTCGCGCTGGGCCACATTAGTCAGATCGAGGCCCATGACGTACTGCTTGAACGACTCGCGCGAGCGCAGCGCCGACAAGCCCATCGATGCCAGCTGGTCGGTGACGTACTTCTGCACGGGCGCCAGGCGCTCTGCCTCGGTCAAGAAGTTCTCGGCGAAGCTGGCCGTCTGGCTGGCCAGCTCGTCGATGCCGCCCGCCAGCGTCAGCAGGTCCTCCCGCGCACCGATGCTGACCACACCAGTGGCGCCGAACGTTTTGCCCACGCTGGCCAGGACAGCATCCAGGCTGGCGTAGTTCACGGCGACACGCGCCAGTGTCTCCAGCGCGCCCTCGCCCACCTTCTGGAACTGAGTGATGCCGGCCACACCGAACGATGCCAGGTCGTCTCCCACCTTCGAGAAGATGGCCGACAATTCTTCTTGGATCTGGTCGCCGGTTTTGCCTTTCAAGCTGACCTTGCCGATATCGACCACGAAGCCATTGAGCTGATTCGCGAACGCATCGCCTCCGATGCCAAGCATCTTGCCGGCCTCGAACACGGTGTCGTAGAGCGAGGTCAGGATCGTGCTGATCTGACGGTTGCCCTCGGCGCCGATATCCTGAGTTTTTACGCTCGTCTTGTCGCTCCGGAACCAGCCCCCATCCTTCTTGATGTCTGCATACTGCGATGCGTTGACGCCACCATTGATGATGCTGCCGAAGCTCGCGCTCCCCATCGTGAAGCCGGTGTCTTCCACCGTCTGCTTGCCGCCGAAGACGCTGCCGAGTGCCTTGCCTATGAACGTCTTGCCGATGACAGCGCCGAGCACGGCGCCAAGTGCCATACCGACCGGGCCACCCAGCATTGCGCCGATGTAGCTCGTGCCCATGCCGACATACGCACCGCCGGCCGCGCCGGCGATGCCGCCAAGAGCCGCGCCGCCAATGCCGAGCGCCTTCGAATCGAACACGTTCTTGCCCATGTCCGCGCCGAACTTGCCCGTCACGCCAGTGGTCCGCACCAAGAGCGAAGCAAACTGCTCAATACCGGCCTCGATGTTGCGCAGCGACGCCAGCATCCCGGTGCTGATGTTCAGCTCCTTTGACGTTGCGCTTTCGATCAGGTCGAGCGAGTTAACGATCGAATCCGATTTTTCGTCGGAGCCGAGAACCGAACCGCGGCCCTGCGCCTTTTGGCGTGACTCGCTCAGGCTGACGCCACCACCCGAGACACTGCCAATGGCCACACCCAAGCCCACCACGATCGCCGCCATTGCTGCCATTCGCGCTGGTGCCGAATACGGATCGCCGGCGCCTTGGTTCAGCACCGCGGCGATACCCTTCGGCACCAGCTCGGCCAGGGTCATTGCCAATTCGGCAGCGTGAAATACCTGTGACACAGCTTGCAGCGACTTATAGCCCTTGCTCTGCTCGTCGAAGAAACCAGCAGCAGCCCCGGCCATTGCCCCGTACCCCGAGAGGCGGTTTTTCGTATCCCGCTCGTTCAGTTCCAGAATTGTCTTCAGGTATTTGATCTCGTCGAAATCCTTCGTGCCGCGCTGCGCTTCCGCTGTCGCACGCTGTTTGGCAATTTGCTCTTGACGACGGCCGAAACCATCGAGCGATGCTGTCATTTTCGAGATCGCATCACCCGCGCCGCCGAACGCTGCTCGCAGCGCATCCCCGAACGTTTCAGCGCGCGCCGGATCGAGGAACTGGTTCAGCTCATCGAGCGCCTTTTTGCTGGCTTCGGATGCATCCTGTTTCACCGAACCTTCGCGCTTCGCCGCGGCCAGATTTCGCAGCTCTTCGGCCTGGCGCCGATACCGCTCAGCCAAAGCGTTACCTGGCTCGAGCGCATCCAGCGCCGCAGCGGTCTGGTCCTTCAGCGCTGCAGCATCATTCAATCGTTCCATCTGCAGTTCGGCCAAGGCGGTCGCGCTAAGCCCGATTTCCGCGTTCGCCTTGTGCTGTGCCTCGACCTGGGCGGTGATGCTGCTCAGTTCAGCGTCGGCCGATACGACGCCCTGCATGTACAGTCCAGCGCTTTCCTGCGCTCGGTTGCGCTGCGCCGCCGCCAAGTCATTCTCGAGCTGGATACTGCGGTCGACCCGTTCGACACCAATCTTCGAGATCTGCCCTTCGATATCGATCTGTTGCTGCTGGCTGCCAATCTTCGAGCTGGTCAGCGCAAGTTGGCGACGAAGTCCCGCCTCCACACGATCCATATCAGCAAGCTGCTTCGTAGCTGTCTGGCGCAGCGCATCTTCCTCAGAAATCAATCCTGCATCGCGCTGAGCTTGGATTTGATCCAGTGCTCGCTGTGACAGCAGATCCTCGACCTCTCCGCGCTTGCGCAGCGCGGTGATGCTATTGTCGATGCCGGCGACGTAGACATCGTTGTACTCGCGACGAATCACCTTGAGGCGGTCCTGAATTGCTTCCTCCGACGCACCAACCTCTCGGCCTTGCGTCTGAGCTGCAGCGAGCGCCATGTCGCGCTGTTGCGCGCGGGTCAGCATTACCTTGCGCTTGTCTTCCCACTCTCGCTCCAGCGCCTGGAGTTTGGCCGCCGCGGCCTGTTCCTCGCCTGCCTTTTTCGATGCAGCCGCCTTCTTGTTGATCCCCTCGATCGTGCGCTGATTCGCCGCCAGCAGCGCCTGCTCAGCCAGCACGTCGCGGTCTTTCGATGGATCATAGGCCTCACCGGAGCGCGACTTCCCGATGCGCTTGAGGCGCTCAATGCGCGACTCCATTTCCTTACTTTGCGCATCGAGCGCGGCCATCTGCTGATTCGGTCCTTCGACACGGCCGCCCGCAAATTCGACAACCGCATCCCAAGCTTCACCAGGTAATCTTTTCAGATTGATCCAGCCACGCTCCCAGGATGAAAGCGTCGCAAGCACCTTATCCTTCTGGCCGGCAACGCCGTTGGCGTAGGCGTTTTGCGCAATGTTCGCCGCCTCGATCATGCGCCCCTGGTCCTGCGCCGCTTTGACAGCGCGGTAGGTCTCAGTCGTCACGAAGCCGTATTGATCGCCCATGGCGCGAAGCGCGGTGAGCGGATCCTTGCCCAGGGCAGCAAATTCCTTCGCTGTATCCTCGACGCTCCGGCCAAGAATGCGCTGTGCGTCGACGGCGACGGTGCCAAACCTTTCCAGGTTTGTCCCTGCGATCGCGCCGGTGCTGGCCAGAACCGTCAATGCCTTGGCGGACGCAGCCTGCGACCCGTTGATCAATTCCATGTTGTTAGCCATGTCAGACATCTGTCCGGCAGTGGTGCCGGCAATGTTGCCTGTCATAATCAACGCGCGCGAGTACTTGAGCGACTCGTCGTAGCCGGACTTGAATGCCAGTGCACCCGTGGCCACCACTGCGGCCGTGACGGTGTACGGATTGATCAAGCCCAGCACCGCGCCGCCCAGTGCTTTCGCAGCCGGTACGATCCCGCCGAACATATCCTTCAATTGACCGCCCTGCTGGAGCAATACGGTCAGCGGTGCTTGGCCACCCTGCAAGCTGACAATGATGTCCGTCATTTGCGCAGGCACGTTACGCATCGCAGCGTTCATTGCCGCCGCCGACATGCCGCCGCCCTGCAGAGCTTGATCTGCCGCGCGCAGCTGATCGATGAACGGTTTGGCCCGGGTCGTCACGCCCATCTGCGCAGCTTGCAACTCGAGCAGCTCGATGCGCGTCTTGCCGATCGCCTGAGCCTGGTTCTCCAAACCCTTCAGGAACGAATCCTGGCCAGCGCGCGCTTGAGCAGCTTCGCGCTGGGCCTGCGCCAGCATGCGCTCGCCGTAGGTGGCCTGCTCCTGCGCCAATCGCAGGTCGCGCAGCTTTGCGATCAGTGGATCGGCTGCGCCGGCCGCGCCAACTTGCGCCGCGCGGTAGCGATGAACTTCATCGGTCGAGAGCCCAAACAGCGCGATCTGTTCGCGCAGGCCCTGCAGGAAGGCATTGCGAGATGCGTCAGCATGAGCAGCCTCACGCTGCGCCAGCGCCGCAGCGCGCCCCGACGCCTCGACCTGCTCCTGCGCTGCGCGCATGTTCTGCAGTTGAAGGATCAGCTGGGCGGCTTCCTGCGATGCACCGGCCTGGGCCGCGCGGTATCGCAGGACCTCTTCAGTCGACTTGCCGAATAGTGCAATCTGCTCGCGCAGGCTGGCCAGAAAGGATTCCTTGTTGGCCTGGGCCTGGGCAAGCTCGCGAGCGGCCACAGCTTGGGCACGCGTCGATTCGGTCGCCTGCGTCTGCGCCGCCTCGACCGCGCGCAGCTGATTCAAGTACGGAGTCAGCGCGGCAGGATCGACGTTGCGCTGGCGCGCCTGAGCTTCGTAATAAGCAGCCGTGGTGCGGCCGCCCGACTCCATGGCCATCGTGGTGCGCTGGATCGACGCGATGATGTTGCGCTGTGCATATTCGACACTGCGCGCGGCGCCGGCGGCGCTGGCACCCGATTGCGTGATCGCCTGGCCAGCGCGCTGCGCTGCATCGATCGCCGGGCGCAGCCCAGCTTCGACGCCCGAGGCATCAGCTACCACCCGAATTGTTGCGTTGTTGACGATATCGGTCATGGCGAGCCCTGAATAAAAGAAGCCCTGTCGCATGAGCGTTCAAGGCTGATTGGTGTTTTTTTAGTCGCCTCGGTCGTGCATGGCGCCGAGCGCCGCATATTCCATCGTCTGTATGTCTCCCTCGAGGTCGTCATAATCTTCGGCCGACAGATTCATCCGATCCATCTTGCGATGCAGCGGGCCGTAGTCGAGACCGATGATGCCCATGCCACCAGCCCGCCACTGCGTGCGCATGTACGAAAACAGCACGTAGGCGCCCCAGTTCTCCGGCCAGACCTCCACGTCTTCATCCGGGAAGTCTTCAGGCGTGAGGCACGCCGCCTCCATTTCAGCCAGATCCTTTTTTGAAAGACCTGGCTTGTAAATGGATTCGGCGATCGCCTTTAGTTTCCCAGGCGGCCTTCGTTGATCGCAGCGCGATAATCTTCCTTGATCGCTTCGGCCATGGCCGGCAGCGTATCGATGAGCTCGGCCACGCCATCGCGGTCGAAGTCGGCGTCGAGGTTCCAGGCGTCCACGATCGCGAGGATGTAGTCAACCAGCACCTTCGCCTGGCGCGCCACGATATCGGCCTGGGTCAGCGTGAATTCGGGGATCGTTTCACCTGCAGCCTTGACTTTCTCGACAGCAGCCTTGAAACGCTCGATCTCGACGTTCGCTTCGTCTTTCAGCGTGGCCTGGAACTTGTCGGTCAGCTCCGCCAGTTCCGAACGACTGCGGTACTTGTAGGTCACTTCCATACAGCCGGTCGAACCGTCCAGCATCGTGCACTTCACTTCTTTCTTGAAGCCGGTTGGACGTTTGCCGAGGACGATTTTGTTTGCTTTGGTTGCCATGATTTTTATCTTTCAGATGGGTATAAAAAAACCGCGAGGGGCGACCTCGCGGCTGGGAAAAGCCTGCAAATGCAAGCTGGCAAAACTTGTTACGCGGCGTAGCGGACCGGGCGGTTCTGCAGCGCGCAGCCGCCTTTGACTGCCATGACGTTGCCCTTGGCCATGCTCGGCGTCTCGTCGAACGAGATGTAACCGTTGAACAGGATTTTGCTGCCGCTCGGCAGGTCGGCGCGGATAGCGGCAATCTTGCGCGAGTCCGCGATCTTCTTCATCGCGCCGTGGTGTGGCAGCAGCGGGTCGTCCGCGATCGTCAGCGCAAGACTCTGCGCGTTGTAACCGTCAGGCAGGTTGATGTCGTTCTCGTTTTCCATCAGGCTGACTGCGACGTACTTCGGATCGCCACCGGACGGCTCGGCCGTCAACACCTGCTGGATCGGAACCCAGTTAGTGATTTTGCGCAGCGCGCCGGAGCCCATGCCGGCCGGGAAGAGGTTCACCTCGGTGGTGTCCATGCCTTCCAGGGTGACCGAGGTACCAGTCGCGGCCTTGGCACGGAACACGCGATTGGTCATGCGGCTCCAGCCGCCGACATACTCGAGGTAGTCGCCGGCGGCGAAGGTATTTGCTGCGGTGGCGAGGACCGTTTCCGTTGCGTTCGATGCGGCCGTGACGTTGACTGCAGCGGCGTAGATGGTAGCGATTGCGTATGCGGTACCGGTCGGGAGCGAGAGTGCCATTGAAGGGCCTTTCAGTGAAGAGGCCCGTTTCCGGGCCGTTGCGCCCGTTCGGGCAAAGAAAAAGCCGCCTGCGATTTTTCGGGGCGGCTGGGAATGAAACTGGTGGGGTCAGCAGAACAGCATGAATTCCTGCACGGCTCCGCGATATTCCGCATCGTATGTGTCAGCCGCGGTGGTCAGCACCTCGACCTGCAGGGCTCGTGACGCTCGGATCGCGTCTTCGGCTTGCATAGCCACCTGCGACGCTTCGACGGATGTCGCAGCCCACGTGTTGATCTGCACGCGCGTGAAGCGCTTGCTCGGGCGTTCACCGGTTACGAAATTGATTGGGGGGCCGCCGATAATTTGGTAGGTGATATACGGCGTCTGCGTCTCAGGTTCCGCGATCCCGGGAAAAACCCGGCCATTGACCAGGTCGCCCAGCACCTGGAAAATTTGCTCGTGCGGTGTCATCGTGTGTTCCTTGCCATTTGCTCGGCCAGCGTGCGCGTCATGAGGTCGACCGCCTCTTGCTTCTTCATTTCATAAGCAGGCCGCATGAACGGATATGCCCGAGTTCGCTTGTTTCCGTACTCAAGCTCTGCCGCGCGCCGGTGCGCCGCCCAGCCGATCGTGCGGCCGGTGCGTTTGCTGACCGTCGTATTTTTCGGAACGAACTTGTGCCCGTTCTCGACCCAGCGCCAGTAATAGGCGCCGTTCGAAGCTGCATTCCCGTTTCGAACCGTTACCAGATAGACCTGCTTCCTGGCACCGTCAGATTCTTCCTCCATCCGCTTGACAATGATGTTGTCAAAAAGAATGCCGGTTTTTTTGTTCGACAGCGCGTTTTGCTTGGCCTGGTCGCGAAACAAGTCGGCGCCGGCGAAGCCGATGGTGCGCAGCATTTCTTCATCAACCAC